CCTACCAATGGTCTACCAAGTGTCCTACCAAACTGCCTACCAATGGTCTACCAAGTGTCCTACCAATGGTCTACCAATGGTCTACCAATTAAATAAAAATTGAATATTAGTATTTAATTAGTAATATTATAAAAATAACTATGAACATAATAGTAGATAAGCTTTATTTACCACGCGATATGAAAAGGGAAATATATAAGTATTGTTACGATACTAAAGGATATACAATGTCTCATATAAATACAATAAAAAATATAAAGGGTAGTATAAGAAATAAGTTTATGAATGTAAGAATGAAATTGGAATTGGGAAATTGGTATAAATATAATGTAAGTGTATCTTGGCTAAGAGGTGGTGGGGTGTATGGTAAGAAAAATCCAAGTAGCGTTTATGGGGGCGGTACGCTAGCAGAATCGCAGAATTTCCGGTATTACAATGGAATAACTTGTTATTGTAAGGGAATAAGTGATCCAGCGAACGATTACATAGAAAAATTGATAGTTCAAGGAGATCGTCGCAGAAATATTTAAAATCATGGTAATGTAAAAAAAAGACATTAAAACAAAGTGCATAAGAAATTGTTATAAAATTGAAAAAAATCAAACAATACTAAAATACAATAATAAAAATATGGAAACAAAACGAGTGTGTGATTGTCCATTATGTTATATGGTCTGGACAACATACGACAAATATCAAAATTGCAAACAAAAAATAAAAAACAAAATACATAACAAACTGAACAAATCGTCAAAATATGAAATAGAATCGTCGAATTAAGACCATGCTTGAATAAATTGTGAAAGATTGGATTCTGTTTTTTTAATTGGAATGGGTTCGCTTTTTTTATGTGTATTTTGTTTAATGTAACGTATGCACGACGTCAAACGTTTTGATTTATGATTATGTTCGTATATAAATGTGGAGGAACACGGAGAATAAGCATGGTCAACATTATTGCCTTGTTTATTATAGCGAATAGATATCATTATTTATGATGAATTGTAATTAATGATATAGAAAAGAGTAACAAAAGAATCAATTTTATTTTGAATCAGTATTTTTATACAAATCACCACATGCTCCGCAATGGTCTTCGTTGGCTCGTTCAGAACGATTAAATACCTTCTCACCTTCAACAATAGACCATCTTCCGAGTGGTGTTATCGTCCGCCCAAATCGTCTATTGTATAGATAAGATGCATATTCTAAAAAGGACATATTTTCAATGGTTTCGCGCGTTTGAACATTGGGTTTTTTCGAAAAGTGACGAACCTGAATGAGAGTATTTTGAATACGATGAAATGAACGGATCTGCATATTTTATAATTATATTTGTTAGGCAGCCAATAAGTATTTTCAATTTAAAAAACAACTCAATAAAAATTAAATCAAACAGGTAGTATGTTTCGTAATTTCGTTTCAGGATTTATTTTCTTATTCTTTGTATCTCGTAAAACAAATACGATGATGATGATTAAAGACCCTCCAATAACTCCAAACATACCATATAAGATAGAATAATTAAATGGACAACATTTATTTCTATCATCTATGCAACAGACCATACTATTTTCGTTATTATAAGAAATATCAGTATTTTGTATTTCCAAAAAATTGCATTTTTCATCTTTTTGAAAATAATAATTTTCAGCACAAAGTGCGGATGGAATAGATGTTGGCGTTGTTGTTGGATAAGATGTTGTACTTTTTAAACAACAATCTTCTTTATTATCCGCACAACAATCAATAAAACCCGACCAACAATTTTTGCAAGAAGGATATAATTTTTGTATACTATCTCTATGACATGTAATAATTGGCGCTTCTTCATAATAAAATCCATTATTACTATTATAGTTACACCATTCGTAATAGAAATGTTGTTTATTTCCACAAATAGTATTGTTTAAACAGGTCATGATATTGTTAAATATTTACACTATGTTACATTAAAAGAATATATACGAAATTAAATCAATTTATAAAGTAGATACATATTCTAAAAAACAACTCAATAAAAATTGAAGTAAACTTTCTCTTTACAAAAAGAAAGAAAGTATAAAAAGAAATCAACATGCCGTGTTGTAGTTATTGCCAAAGCTCATCCCATAACATAATCGAATGTAATGTGGACAATCAGTTATTAAAATTGTTGGAATATAAAACATGTCCTGACTTTTTCCATATGAGCCAACGCATATTGAAGAAACTAGCGTCAAAAGTAAATATTAAAACAAGTTTACCAAAAATCCAACTGGCTTGCAGTTTGAGTCAATATTATAGAAAACAACAAAGAGAGAAGGAGCAAGTGAAAGAAAGCTATGAAGAAGAAAATTGTCCAATTTGTTTGGATGAATTTGGAAAAAAACCAAACAACCAATCCATGACGGAATGTGGTCATAAGTTTTGCACAAGTTGTTTGATGCAGCATCTACGTAAAAACAATAGTTGTCCGTGTTGCCGAACCCAACTTTTGGAAGAAAGACAACCAACGTTCGCCGTCCTTGCTGCGCAACCATTTGTAGAAATGGAAGAATTAATACAAGCATTTCAAGTGCCATTGCCGCTGCCTGTGCCAGGAATCATACCGGATGATGAATTGGAACCTGGTGAAATTCGTGAAGCAACTCCACCGCGCGGAGAAGTAATGATCGAACGTAACAACCTAATTGAGCGTATAGATAGTGCTACGAATGATTTAAACAATTTGGCGTTTGATGCAAACATATTTAATGATCTAGACGATCTAGATAATTTCATTGAAAATATAGATGATTCCAACCAAGCAATTGAGTATATCATCACCAACTTAGAAACATCCACGTCAATAACAAGTAATTATGATTCTCCTGTAAATGTAATGCGACAACTAACACCAGAAACACCCCGGAGAAGAAACAGACAAAATATTACATTGCGTCCACACCAAGAACATTTCTCTTTGTAAAAATAGCTCTCATAAAAACAAAAATGTAAATAACAGACAAAACCAACATGAAAAGCACAATTATACATGTTTTTCTATTGAAAACACATTCTTTTTCTCTTCACAAAACAAATAAAACTATGAAAATATAAACAAATATACTAAAATAAAGTATGAACAATCTATTTCACTGGTTGATTTACTATATAAAGTGTGGAGTGAACATATTGTATTCCTATATAAATAATAATAATTTTATAAACCAAACATCATCAAACCGGGGAACAACAAGCCAACAAAAGGAAAAAATAAGTAAATATCTGTACAAAGTCCATTTGCAAGGTAGCTATTATGAAATGGGGAAACAATATGGGAAAACAATGAAACGCGTTTTGGAAAAGGACGTGAAAACATTTATCCACTTTTTAAGAAACAACAACGATTTATACCAAAGAAAAATAATAGAAAAATACAAAAGGAAAACAATATTTGATTCGTTATTAAGTTATTACGAAGACAACAAGAAATATTTTAATCCAGATATAATCGAATTTACAAGAGGTGTAAGTGAAGGTTCCGAAATAGAATACAACCAACTATTGTATGTAAATTTATTTCCTGATATAACGGACAATCATTGCATCTTGTTGAGTAAAATAATAGAAAATAAACGTATGAATATGCGAACATTAGATTTAGGGTATCCACAAGTGAGTCATAGTTTAATAATATTCAATCCATATACAAGAGAAAATAAAACAAATAAAAAGCAGTCAAATAAATATATATCGTTGAATCCTAGTATTGTGTTTGGAGTAATGACGGGAATATCCGAAAGGAATATATTTTTTGGCGAAACATATTACGACGAATCTCTTGGTGAATTACATTACAATGGAATGCCTTTTCATCATATATCACATGAAATATTGAAATCATGTAATAATTTGGAAGATGCGCATACAATATTACAAAAATGCAATCGCACAAGTAATTTGCAGTTAATGGTATCAGAGGAACAAAATGCGCACATATATTTGTCTAGCAAAGATAAATTAATATTGGAACAAAATAAAGAAAACGTAGAATCCGTCACACCGAATGAACAAGGGAATTTCAAGAAAAATCTACATTATTTAAATTCAATCGAAAATGTTATCAAAGAATTTATACCGAGAACCAAAAGTGGTGAATTGCATATCATGATAAGTTATGATAATAAAATATATGTTTCGGTTACAAGCGATGTATTGCAATCATACAACAACACTTTTTACGAATTTTCTCTTGATGAATTATTTGAAAAGAAAACCATCAAATAAAAATATCTTCAAAACAGGCATGAACATTACGTTTTAGGTTGATTTGTTTATTCAAAACATGTTGCAAGTTTGATTTTCCCATGGCCATATATTCTTTATTTTGAACAAGTGAATCTGTTTTATACAATAAATCTGACTCGTCATGAGTATATATTATTTTCAAATCATTGGCAAGGTCTTTACAAGTGCCATATGAAGGTCCGGTAATAATAGCATTTGCAGCCGCTGCAGGTTCAATTAGATTATGTCCACCTTTCGCTGGTTCTACTTTAAAGGTGTTGCCTAGTAAGCAAATATGTGATTTACTTAAGAAGTAAGGCAATAAACCATAACACCATACAATAGTAAGTTGTGAACAATGTATGGATTCATGTGAATCCATTTGGTCTTTAGAAGTAAGCCAAAAATAAGATAAATCAGCAATTTGTTCGCGCAATGTGTGTTCCCAATCTAAATACCGAGGAACATAAATAAATCGTGCATGCGGAAGATGTTTTATAAAATGACGAATAAAGGAATAGTGAATAGAAAATTCATTTTGATTGGCGGAAGCAATAACAAAGGTAAGATGTTCGTATTTCGAATGATTCATAGAAGGTGCATGTAACCATTTTAAATTACCGATAGAACGATGGTTTGCGATGGAACGATGTTTTACAATAGAACCATGCTTGTATAAAATATGGTCGGCAATGGCAGGAATGAAATAATTAGCGAATTGTTGACGTTTCGAACCATGTTTTTCGCAATAATTCATGTATATGATTTTCGTGCAAAAAAGCTTGGCACAAAATAACATACAAGGTTTGATATCACGTTCGCAAACAATAAGGAAAGATGGTTGCAACAAAAGGAAGAAACAAAACATAGTAACCAGATTATCAAAAGGCAATAACAACGTAGGTGTATTATGAAGTGATTTTGAATGTATAATATACGAACTGCGCGTGTGTGTGAGAATGAAAGGATGATAATGCTTATTTTGAACATAAGGTATAAGTGGTACTAATGCTTTAGTTTCACCACATGAAACGCCATAAAGAAGAACATTATTTTTTCGCATAATCTGATTATTAGTCAACGAATAAAAAATAAAGAAACGCTTTACATAGTCGTTAAATGAAACCTGAAAAATCCAAATATCTTTCCATGAAACATAAAGTAAATCTCCTATTTGATAAAGCAAACCAATGTAAGATAGCATTTTGCAAAAGAAATAAAAAGAATTCACTATGAAAAATGGCAAATACCATTCGCTCATATATATTAGTAGTTAAAATAGGTTAGTTTCATTATTTTAAATTATAATAATAAAATAATGAAAATATCATTAACATCAATAGCATCAATAGCATCAATAGCATCAATAGCATCCACAATATTCATAACAGCATTACTATATACAATGATTGAATATCCAAATTATGTATTGGATTATATTTCACAAACAATAAACTATACATTGTATAAAATAAAACCAAAAATATATGAAAAAAAATGGTACAAGATAGCAAAAGCAAACATAGAAAAAGTATTTCCAAATAAATCAGCAAGTGAAGTAGAAGAAATAATTTATGAATCGACACAAATTCAAATACTAAATTTTTTAGTAGGATTATGTGGTCAACTATTATATAAATATACAAATTATCATAAATCACTCAACTATATAGTACCTGAAGAATTGGAAGAAGATAGAAAACAACATGGATTAATCATAATAATGAGTCATTATGGAATATTTTATAGCGGAGCAATTTATGTAGGTTCAATATTAAACCATCGAACATACATATTGTGTCATAGTCAAAAACAAGTAACAAATATATTGTATCCAAAGGATATTTATAAAAATAATGTGTATGTCAGCACAGAAGTAAATGATGTAATAATATTTAATAAACTTTCAAAAATGAATAAGCAACATACAATAATAATGCTTTGTGACCAACGTGCAAATCGTTCGACAACAGAAGTAAATTTTTTAAATCAAGCTACAACATTTCATACAAGTCCAATATCAATCATGAAAACAAGTAAACGAAAAATATGGAGTTGTCATGTTTATTATGATAATAAAAAGAAGGAAACGAATATAACATTTGAAAAAGTAATTATAAACAAGGAAAGTAATCAAGAGTCAACACAAGAAATAGCAAATCATTTATCCGAAAAAATAATAACAAATCCAACGCAATACTTATGGGGGTATGATAGGTTTAAAGATATTATTTATCAAAACAAATAAAATAGGTTAGTTTCATTATTTTAAATTATAATAATAAAATAATGAAAATATCGTTAACATCAATAGCATCAATAGCATCAATAGCATCAATAGCATCCACATTATTCATAACAGCATTACTATATACAATGATTGAATATCCAAATTATGTATTCTACAACATTTCATACAAGTCCAATATCAATCATGAAAACAAGTAAACGAAAAATATGGAGTTGTCATGTTTATTATGATAATAAAAAGAAGGAAACAAAGATAACATTTGAAAAAGTAAATATAAATAAGGAAAGCAAACAAGAATCAACACAAGAAATAGCAAATCACTTATCCGAAAAAATAATAACAAATCCAAATCAATATCTATGGGGGTATGATAGATTCAAACATAGTAAGTAATGAATAATAATAAAATAGGTTAGTTTCATTATTTTAAATTATAATAATAAAATAATGAAAATATCGTTAACATCAATAGCATCATTAACATCAATAGCATCAATAGCATCCACATTATTCATAACAGCATTACTATATACAATGATTGAATATCCAAATTATGTATTGGATTACATTTCACAAACAATAAACTATATGTTGTTTAAAATAAAACCCAAAATATATAAAAAACGTTACAAGATAGCAGAAGCAAACATAGAAAAAGTATTTCCAAATAAATCAGCAAGTGAAGTAGAAGAAATAAACTATGTATCAACGCAAATTCAAATATTAAATTTGCTAGTGGGATTATGTGGTCAACTATTATATAAATACACAAACTATTTCAAATCAATAAAATATATAATACCTGAAGAATTGGAAGAAGATAGAAAACAACATGGATTAATGATAATAATGAGTCATTATGGAATATTTTATAATATTACCATATATGCGGGTTCAATATTAAACCATCGAACATACATATTGTGTCATAATCAAAAACAAGTAACAAATATATTGTATCCAAAGGATATTTATAAAAATAATGTGTTTGTAAGCACAGAAGTAAATGATGTAATAATATTTAATAAACTTTCAAAAATGAATAAGCAACATACAATAATAATGGGATGTGACCAACGTGCAAATCGTTCAACAACAGAAGTACATTTTTTAAATCAAGCTACAACATTTCATACAGGTCCAATATCAATCATGAAAACAAGTAAGCGAAAGTTATGGAGTTGTCATGTTTCTTATGATAATAAAAAGAAGGAAACAAAGATAACATTTGAAAAAGTAATTATAAACAAGGAAAGCAATCAAGAATCAACACAAGAAATAGCAAATCACTTATCCGAAAAAATAATAACAAATCCAACACAATACTTATGGGTGCATGATAGATTCAAACATAGTAAGTAATGAAACCTTATACATATAGATAAAAAACCATAATAGTATAGAAAAAAATAGAAGGTGGTCGAAACCAACAATAGAATTGTTATTTTTTTCAGAATTGGAAAATTCATTCATAACATCAAATTCATCTACAAAATCATCAGAAACACTATTATTTGATTTAAATATAAACTTACGTTCATTGCCATTTGCATTGTTAATGTCACTATTTTGTTTTATTACGAGATTCGAATTTTTTCGTAATATATCATCAACACTAATACCTTGTAAAATATCGATTTGTCGAATAGGAATAGATAGTTCATCGCGACAAAAGTTAGCAATTTCCATAGACATAATAGAGTCAACACCATAGGAAATTAAGTTTTGTGTTTTATCAAAATCCTCTACATTCATTTCAATAAGTTTGCACAAAAAAGATACCAAATCGTTTTGATATTGTTCAATATCTATTTGTAACATGTGGTCATCATTTTGCAAGTAATCAATAAATGGTTCTACAAATTTGAGATTAGTTAACTTGTTCCAATCTTGGTCGCAAATACATACATTTGATATTTTACTATCAAACAAACAATGTTTCATTTTTTCGAATAAGGAAAAATAAATAGTAAAATCAATGCCGTTGGACATCATGGTTTCAGCAAGTGTAAAATCATTGAAAATCATACCGCATCCACCAATCGCACCTAAACAAATACTCAATCCTGGTAAATCATTTTGGTTGCGCATACGACAAAATTCATCCATATAGCTATTGGCAGCGGAATAAATGCTTTGTCCTGGGTTTCCAAAAAGGGAAACAATAGATGAAAAAGCAACAAAAAAACGATGGGGTTTGTCTTGCAAATAATTACTTACATGTTGTAGACCTTTTACTTTGACATTCATAATAGAATCAATGGAATCATCAACCGAACTACCATGAAAAATATTTTCCATCATTTTGTCTTGAATAAGACCTGCCAAATGAAATGCACCATCAATATCGTAAGAGCTTAAGAATTGGTTCAAATAAGAATAATCCATTAAATCTGTTTCAAAAATAACAAAATTGGTTTCTTTGTTGTCGTCTTTCATTTTATCAATCAAATGGTCAATAGTTTGTTTATTATGTTCATTGTAATTGCGTGTAGTTAAAATAAAGTTTCTAGCACCATAAGAAATCATCCATTCGGTAAGTTTCATACCTAAACCACCAAACCCTCCGGTAATTAAATAATATTTTTTGTGGTCAAAAATAGTAGTGGGAAATAAGCATGTTTCAGGATAAAATGTTTCGTCAATATCGAGAACAATTTTGCCAATGTGATTGCTTTTGGATAAACAAGTAAATGCATCTTTCATATGTTCAATAGAATAACGAGTAATCGGCATAAGTTCCAATGCTTCTTGTTCAAACAAATCGCATAAGCTAGTCATACAATTTCGAACGAGGTCATTGTTGCTAACATGTAATTTATCAATATGAATCGAATAGTATTGTATATTGTTAATAAAGTAATGTAAAGGCAAGCCATGGTTTTCATAAATTTGACGTTTACCAACATCCAAATATTTACCACAAGGTTTCAATAAGCTCAAATTGGCTTCTAAAAATTCTTGAATCGTAGACGCCAGCACAACATCAACGCCTTTTCCATCCGTAAAATCCATTACATCCTTTTTATATGTTTCAATGCATCGCGAGTCACTAATGCAAACAACGTGTTGATATTTTTGCAAATATTCGCGTTTCTCTTTACTTCCAGCAGTTGCAATAACTTTGCAACCAATCATTTTACATATTTCAATAGCGGCAATGCCTAAACCGCCTGTAGCAGAATGAATTAGCACGACATCATTAGATGAAATAGTAGCAAAATGTATCAATGCTAAATAAGCGGTACCATAAGAAATGCCAATGGATGCATTTTGTGAAAAATCAAAACGTGAAACATGATGAAAAACGTCTTTTTCATGACAAGTAACAAAATTACCAATACCATGGTTTGGGCGGTTCATATTTGTACCAAAAACAAGGTCACCCTTTTTAAAAGATGTACTTCGCGATTCGGATACAATACCTGACAATTCATAACCTAAATATTTGTCTGGAATAAGGTCATAAATAACCGAAATATCTTTAAAATTAAGAGCACAACTCTTAACATATACGCGTACTTCATTTTCTTCTAATGGCATTGGTGTTACATGTTGAAACATTAAATTATCGACATTGCCTTTATGTTTGTAGGATAAGCAATAATTATTAGAATAAAAGTTAGGAATAACATAATCTTGAAGTTTCATTTGTGAAAGCAAATATTTGTCTTCATTTTCATTTTCACGACCATTTGAAAAAAATAGTTCTTGATGTTTGGAAACAATAATACTATATTTTTTCATATCTAAACATGTAAGCAATGATGGTTGGTTATTTTTATGATAGACAATATGAAAAAGAATAGGGCTAGTAAAATGTATTTCATTCAAGCAAGTACGTATAAATCCGACGATCTCATAATGAACACTGATATCAATAGTATAAATAGCACGTTTATTTTCTTTCAGAATATGATAAATAGAGTGAAATTCAGGTTTCAAAGTAACCAAATCATAATCATCAATCTTATCATCATCCTCGACAACCCCATCATCTTCAACCCCATTATCAACCGCCATAAAATCAATGTTATATGTTTTCGTATTGGAACCATCAACGGAACGAGAAACAATATTTTCCATTTTCATAATAATTTCAAAGTTATTGTTCAATAAATAAGAATCACAAACAATATTATATTCAGTTTCACTTACTTTTTCACAATACATATAACAAGGTTCGCATAGATTATGATGAAAATAAAGAATATTATCAATATGTCCGGGTAAATATTGAATATTGTTTGTTAAACCTTGCATAATCATATTTGAAGTAATCATGCCATCCATAATAGGTGGATAAATACCATGATTTTTATTTGCAATGCATGGTAATCGAAAAAGTATAGAATCATGACCAAGATACCCATTTTCAAATTGGTGTAAGCTATCTTTAAAATTATAATTTTTATTAGATAAAATTTTCACCATTTGTTGTTTGGTTAATCTAATATGACTATCTAACAATTTATTACATTTACCACGAAGAGACAAATCTTGCGTGTGGTCAATCGAAACATCACAAAGGCGGAAAGATAAATATTTCATATTATCTGAAATAAATTCATAATGGTTGCCAGTTCCAGGAGATTGTTTAACATCAAAGTCAATATGTGTATCATCAATAGAATACATGTCATAAATATTGAAATCAGAAATGCAATTGTGATTTTCTAACAAGTGCGTATGAATAAGATCAATATAGGTAACAGTAGGTAAAATAGCTTTATTTTTAATAACGTGGTCGTAAATATAGGGATATGATTTGGGGTGGAATCGAATGTGATTGAGTTTATGTGGAATATGATGGTGACGTTCAATAGTGGAAACCGATTTTTGCATAAATGTGTGCTTGTTCCAAACATACTTCGGAAAACATTGATTATTATGAATACCAATATTAGTAAAATCCAAATCAATTCCAGAAAAATATAGTTTGGACAATGTCGCCATAAATCGTCGCGCAGAATTCTCTTTACGATTAGCTGAAGCAAGAACGAGTGCGTTTGGTAAGGTTGTTACAATACTAGTTTCAAGAACACTATGAGGTGCAATTTCAACAAAAATATCTACATTATTACACTGGTCAATCACATCATGAAATTGTACAACATGGCGAATATTATCCCACCAATATTCTTTCAAATAATCTGATTGGTCAAAAGTAAAGCCGGTAGTAGTAGAAAGCAATTCAGCATGTGTCTTATTACATTGAATATGTTGAGTATGTTTGACAATATCATCTTTAATAATATCTTGAAACGAGGAATGAAAAGGGCAATTGCCTTTAATAATTGCGCATGAAATTTGTTCCTCGCCAAGTTCATTTTTCAATGCAATAATATTATTTGTTTCGCCTGCAAGAACATAGGATTCAACAGAATTGATAACAGCTAATTCGAGGTCACTATGTTTTTCAAGAATTTCGTCAATGGTACGAATATGTTGATTAACAACAAGCATGTTGCCTTTACCAGAAGTTTTTTGTTGTAAAATGCTTCGGTAGTAAGCAATATGAATAGTATCATATAAACTAATAGCACCTGAAGCATAAAAGGCAGCTTGTTCGCCAGCACTATGTCCAATAACAACTTCGGGACAAACACCATAAGAAGCATATAATTCTAATAAAGCAATTTGGAAAAAGGTAATGGAAGGTTGAGCAACAATGGGGTCATGAATAGGAAGTTGTTCATAATTGATTGCATCATTATGGATAAACATTCCGTATTTTTCAATAAAAGAAAATTGTGCAATAGATTTCCAAATGGAATCGCATTCAAGAATTTTATTTCGAAAAGCAGGAAATGTTTCCATAAATTCTAGACCCATGTTGATAAATTGTGGTCCTTGACCACAAAATACAAAACCTATTTTGGGTTTACGTTTGTGAAACGAACCATATACGCAACTAAGTTCACTATTTTCTTGTGGGTTAAAAACATTGCTTTCAAAATCTTCCTTGTTTTCTACAATATAAATTTTGGCTTCATCTTGTTTGTAGGAGAGATTTTGGTTATATACATATTTCAAAAAGTCGTTTTGCTCATATTCTAGAAAAGGAAAAATATTTTTACCGATAGATTCTTCATTGTTTCCGTAGACACAAAGTAGATGCAATTTGTTTTGGGCATCTACTTCCAATGAATTAATTTCAGAACCAATGTCATAATCAACGTCAGAAACATAATTTTCCAAAACACAATGAAAATTAGAACCGCCAAAACCATAATTATTAACACCCATTACAATGTGTTCTCGTTCAATAGGTAAAGTTTCTGTAACAACATGTAGACGTAAATCTTGAAAATCAATATTTTCGGAAGGTGTATGAAAGTGTAAATTAGGTAACAATTCTTTTTTTTGCATCATAACAATCATCTTACACAAAGAAGCAAGGCCTGATGTGGCTTCAGTATGTCCTAAAACTGATTTCAAAGAACCAATATGTAAATCGCCAGTTGATATGTCACGAGTTTTACCAAGAACACGGCCAATAGAATTGGCTTCGATTTTATCACCAAGCATAGTACCTGTACCATGAGCTTCTACGTAACAAACATCGTCAATATTGACATCTTTATAGCATTGTTGCAAAAGTGCTTGTTGTTGCTTTTGGTTAGGCATGGTAATACTATTGGTTTTACCATCTTGGTTAACGGAAGTTTGTTTAATTACAGCATAAATTTTATTATTATCTTGAATGGCTTGGTCTAATTTTTTAAGAATGAAAATAACACAACCTTCAGAGCGAATATAACCATTGGCAGATTGGTCAAATGTTTTGCATCGTCCGTCAGGAGATAAGAAGTGTCCTTGTGAAAATCCGATACTTGTTTCAGGGTTTATAATTAGATTACTTCCACCAACAATGCATGTATCCGTTTCACCTGATAATATACTTTTGCATGCATGATGTAAAGCATAACCACTTGAAGAACAAGCACTATCAATAGTCATGGATGGTCCTTTTAAATCGTAAAAATAAGAAATACGATTGCTTAATAAGGTAAGTAACCCACCAGTAACAGAATATTCATTGCATAAAGTAGGGTCTTCTGTTTGATTTGCAAAATATTCTGCATTACATGAACCAACAAAGACGCCAGTATTTGTATTTTTAATCGATTCCAACTGAATATTAGCATCTTGTAATGCTTCATAGACAAGTTCAAGTAATATGCGTTGTTGTGGGTCAGTAGTTTTGGCTTCTTTATTGGATATTTTAAAAAAATCGTTATCAAAATCATAAATATTCGAAAGATAACCACCTTGATTAGTGTTGATTTTTGCAGATGCATTATTCTTGTCAAAATAAAAATCAGTATTAAAACGTTCATTGGGGTGTTCGCTAATGCAATCTATTTTATTTTTGAGTATATCATATAGGTCATCTAAATTGTCAATATTATTGGGTAATTTTAATGACAACCCAACAATAGCAATATCCATGAATATTACATACAAATGAAAAATAATATTTAAACTATAATCAAAAGAAATAAAAATACATGGTCATTAAGTAGTAAGCAAATAAGAATGCTAATAAAATACAATCATTACGTGCTTTTATTAATTGCATGTATATCAGGAATACCAAAAATAGATAAGTATATAACAGCATATATTCAAAAAATAAATACAATAAAAGTAAGTAATTATTTTTCGAATGTTATTTGTGAATACAATGTATTGATAAGTATTACAATTTGTTATCAATATGGTGTATTTTATCTGTGGACTATAAAAGCAATAATAGATTTTGTAATAATAAATAGCATATGTAAAGTATTCATAAAGCGTTATCGACCTAGGGAAATAGAAACCAATAATCGAGTAAATACACAAATAACACTAAGACCTTTAAAAGAAGTAACCTGGGACAAAATATTTATTCATAATTCATTTCCAAGTGGACATGTAACTTCATCATATACGACATATTTGATTTTGAAAGAAATAAAACCAAATATTACATTTTTGGTAAATGTACAATGGTGTTTATTCGTAATAACAATATATGGAAGAATAAATGTGAAAGCGCATTATTTGTCTGACTGCATGTTTGCAATATGTATAAGTCAACTATTTTTTGATATATTAAATGTAAATGGACCAACATAAAACATATTGAAAGAAAAATATTCAAAAAAATATAATATACTTAATACATGTACAATGCAATAATTCAAATATATCATCTAGTCATGTTTGCTTATGTTTATATGAAAATGTTATGTTTCATATATTTGGAAACATGGTTTCAAATAGTAGATGATAATCAACGAAAAAAACATATAAATCGAATTTATTATAATATTTGGGAACAATTAGATAATATTTTCAAAAATCGTATAAAAATAAATAAGAACATAGAAAGCAAAAACAAAGTAACACTTATAAACGCAAATCATGTACATAATTTTGATAGTTTAATGTTATGGATATTGTTTTATAAAAATGGAATACAACCAAATGCAGTAACATCTATATCAACATACAATAACATTTCTAGTTTAGATAAAAAAATATTAGAGTTATCCGAATCAATTAATATAAATGCAAAAAATTTGCAAAGTGAATTCGAAAACAAAATCAATAAATATCAAGCAAGAAATTATAATAAATATGTGATATCTTATTTTGAAGGAATTACATTACTTCATTCAAAACAAAGACCTTATTATGAATATACAAATAGACCAAAATATTTGACGTTTGAATTAATGTCAAATAAGTTTAAAAACAAAGAATTTTATGATGTAGATTTGGTATACACATATAAAAATAAATTAATGAATGCTAAGGACCCTTATTTTATTTGGAAATTAATGCATCCATCATGTAATATATATGTAAACATAAAGACATGTAGATTTCCTGAAAAAAATGAAAAAGAATTTTTGGATGATTTATATAAACGCAAGAATGAAAACATAAAACAAATATTACGTAAATTGGTCTAATTTATTTTTAAATTCAGAATAAGTAATATCCGGATATTGGCCAGCAAAAGAATAAGTCAACAAACGTTTGTCTACTTTTTCTGAATAAAGCAAAGAATAATAATCAAACAAATGTGAATGTTTATTCACAATAGTAGATAACTTTTCATTTTCAGATGAAATAAGATGACTAAAAGTAGAAATCATTTTTTCAACATAATCATTATCAAAGCATTTTTTTTTGAATGAAAAATAGCATTCTATTTTATCTTGGGATTCGCATACATTGAAAGTTAATAATTGTCTAATTTGATTGGAAGAATTTTCATACAAATTAGATTCGAGTTTGGCGTCACCGAAACGATAAAATTTATCCGTGTTTTGATTAGAATATTCAAAATGTATACGTATATTTGGAAGGTTCGTGCATTTTAAATGATGGCATAAATATTCGAGTGAAATACGTTTATTTTTAATTTGCAATAAATTAGTAGCAAATAGTGAAATATAATCACTAACAGATGAATGCAAAATAGGGTCATCAAAAGAAAAAGGTAAAAGTACAACATCATTAAACAACCCAATGTTTTCTTGGTCGTAATTACCAAACAAAGTATCAATAGTAATTTCTTTATGATGTGTCATGATATAAAGTAATAAATGAAACGTGGCTGTAAAATAATCAAACAATGTTATTTGCAATGTAGCCAAACGTTGTCGAATGCGAGCAAGTAAATCGTTATTAATAACAAAGGGAATACGATGTTCATCGAAAGAAGAACAAATTTCCTTGACTTTAATGGGAAATTGGTTGGATGGAAACAAATTATTTTTCCAAAAATCTAGATGGGAACTATAAAGAGAAATAGAAACAGGTGAAATATGTTGGAGAAAAGGAATACGTTTTTCATACAACGATTGATAAATAGTAGATAGTTCTTTAAAAAAGATGAGAATAGTAAACCCATCAATAATAATATCACTAAACAAAAATATCATTTTATTGGCGTGTTGTAAATAAAGAACTTTCACCAATAGTTCATTTGAAATATCAAATGGTGTATTTTGAAATGTATATTCTATTTGTTGGATTGTTTCAGCATCTTTATGATTGTCTAATAAACAAGAAAACTTTTGTTTATTGTATGTTTTAACAAGTTTATCATTTTGAACCGAAACATTCATGGTTAATTCGGGATAGCGTAGAAACAAATAGTTCATGGATTTATTAAATAAAGTAATATCCAAGCCATTATTATTTCCATTATTATTGTTTCCATTGTTATTGTCATATTTCGCAATATTTATGTCGAAGCTCATATTATAAATTGGTTTATTTTTGTAATATAATTGTAGCAATGATATTCGCACTTGTGCTAGTGATAACATAAATATAAATATAAGTAATAAAATATATTTATATATCATTTACAAAAGAAAATAAAATAAAACAAAACAAAATAAAATAAAATAAAGCAAATATATATTTATTATGGAAATAATAAACAATGCAATAATAATATTCATTTTTTGCAGTAGTTATATATATTTTAATGCATTAACATTATTAAAACCATTTATGAAGGAACAACATATTAGAACTTTATTTAATATATGGAAAATAGTAGAATATGTAAATTATTTTGGATTTCATAAAAAAATAGAAATAAAAAATTATGATAAGATAATAACAGAAAAAAACAAATGGGGATTCATTATTTCTAATCATAAGAGCGTATTAGATAATATAATAATTATGATAATTATGAAAGACAACAAATTGCATTTTACTAATTTAAAAACAATAAGTAGATATTCAAAAAAAAACATGCAAAATGAAGTATTAAAAATATATAATATGGTATTAGTAAAAAAAAACTGGAATGATGATATAAATTATCTAAACAAAATGATATATAAATGGAAAAATGAAAATAGAAATCAACAAATAGCAATGTATCCTGAAGGAAGTATATTGACTGAAAAGACAGCAGCTACATACAATAATTTGCGCAATATTCATTGTGGTTTATTTAATTATATAGTAAATAAAATAATTAACGTAAAATATATTTATGATTTAACCATTATTTATAAAGTAAACAACCGAATATTGATAGGTGAAAAGGATATATTTTATAATTTTTTAACAAATCCAGAATTTAAAATAATAATTAATTTCGATAAATATGAAAAAAAAAATATATCAGAAGATTGGCTAGAAAAAATTTGGAAAAAAAAAGATGACTTTATAATGAATTATGCTGCTTGAAAATTTTTGTATATACATCATTGATACTATTTGCTTCACGCTCGATAGTGAATTTATTATTTACCTTATTTATACAATGTGCTTTCATCTCTGATAATTTTTCTTTATTTTTTATATAATATTCTATTTTGCTTACTAACTCGTTAACACTATAATCATTTAACATATGACCTGTTTTCCCCTCGTCTATCATTGAATCAAATGCTCCAGTATTTGAACAGATTACTGGAATACCACATGCCATAGATTCAATTGGCGTTAATCCAAATTCTTCATATCTAGGAACAGATATAGTTAAATTAGTATTTTCGTAAATATATTTGTGATATTCTTTATTTTTAACATAATCTATAAATCCAACAAATTTAATTTTAGCATGTAATTTGCTTTTACTTATTAATTCATCTAGTCCGCTTTTAAAAATGTAATTTCGCATATCTGTTTCACCCACAACTAGACCAATCACATTGTCATATTTTTGAGTTATTTCTATTAATGCTTTTACAAAAATATCAGTTCCTTTCTGTTTTCTAACTCTTCCAAATGTCGAAATTACAAACTTACCACTTAAATTTAAATGGTCTATATTACAGGCAGAATTTCTTACATTAAAATGTTTTTGATTTATTCCATGTGGAATTAAAGCTACAATGTTATTATGAAGTGGTGTTGGTATTTTATCTTTACATTTACTATCAGTTATGATGTAATAATCGACTAGTGAAATTATTTTTTGAGTGTGAAACGAGTATTCTGATATTTTAACTGATGTAAATACAATTTTCAATGGTATTCTTAAAATATATTTTAGAAAAAGAGAAAATATGATTTCATTATTTCTTCTAACGTGGATTATTCTAAATTTTTTGTTAGTAGGCAAATTATAACCATTGAATATAAAATCAATAAAATTTACATGTTTTTCACCGACATTTAATTTATTACCATATAATCCTATGTCAAATTTTTTAGATTGTTCTGGATATAGGTTTATTATTGTCGAAGTTACACCTGAATATTTTTTATGAATGTTAGTTATAATAATATCGGGTAAAAATCTGGCCTTTCTTTTTAAATAGTAATAACTACAAAATCCAGTAATGATTGAAGTAAAAGTATATAATATTGATTCATAAAGCATGTCTATAATTTAATATAAATATGTATTTATATTTTATTAAACTATTTATAGGTAAAAATAGTTAATTAATTAATGCTAACATATGATGATTTGAAAAATAATTTTTTCTTTATAACAGGACCAAATGTTATTGAAAGCGAAGAACAAATCATGTTTATGGCGGGACAATTAAAAGCAATATGCGAAAAACACAATCTATTGTTCGTTTTTAAAACATCCATTGATAAAGCAAATCGAAGTTCGCTATCATCTTATCGCGGATTAGGTTTTGAAGAAGGAATACGTATATTAAAAAAGGTAAAAGATACCTACAATATTCCAATCATTACGGACATCCATGAATCGTATCAAGCAGATCTACTGAAAGATGTGGTCGATATTATACAAATCCCTGCATTTTTATGTCGTCAAACAGATTTACTGGAAGCAGCAGCAAAAACACAAAAAATAATTCATGTTAAAAAAGGACAATTTTGTTCTTCACAACAAATGCATAAATGTAAAGAAAAAATAAATAGTTTTGGAAATAATAAGGTTCTTTTGTGTGAACGTGGCAGTTTTTTTGGTTACAATGATTTGATTGTAGATACGCGAAATCTTGTATGGTTAAAAAGTGATACAAATTTAGTAACCATGGATATAACGCATTGTTTGCAACAACCATCGCAGCAAAAAGAAAATGGATTAATAGAATCAGGTGGGTTACGTGAAATGATACCTTACATGGCAAAAATAGCCATGTCGATGGATGTAAATGGAATTTTCATGGAAGTACATAATGAGCCGGATGCTAGTAAATGCGACGCACCAACACAATGGCCATTGAATAAAATCGAAGAAATTATAGAGCTGAAAAACAAGTATTATCACAAAGATAAAACAAGTGAACAACAACAAAAAGAAATACACCCGAAAATAGTATGTTGTATACCAGCACGTTTACAATCTTCGCGATTACCAAAAAAATTGTTAAAAACAATAAATGGAAAATCGATTTTGGAACATGTATACAATAATGTAAAACAATCCAAATATATTGACCAAATCGAATTTTTAACAGATAGTGAAGAAATAAAATCAAATGTCGGAAACTTTCATGCAAATTGCACAATTATTAGTGAAGAATGTATCAATGGAACAGACCGCATTATAAAATATTTGTCTTCACAAACCAAACAATATGATACAAACAACACGATTATTGTAAATGTGCAAGGTGATGAACCATTTATAAATCATAATCATATTGATAGTGCAATCGAAAATTATTTGCAAATAAAAAAAGACAAAACAAAAGAATCGAACAAAATAGTATGTTCGACGCTTTATTATAAAACAAATAAGATGGAAGAAATAAATAGTCCAAATCGTGGTAAATGTGTATTGGATAAAGATTCAAATATCATGTATTGTTCGCGTAGTCCAATACCGGTAAATAAAAACGGACAAATTATAGAAGATTACGAATACAAAGTACATATTGGTATATTTGTGTATGATTTACATTTTTTGATGGAGCATTATGCGAATGAAAATACTCCATTGCAATTATGTCAAGATATAGAATGGTTGAAAATAATGGAAAAAGGATATAAAATAAATGCAGTAGAAATAAAAGAACATGAAATAGGCATCGATACCATGGAAGATTATATTTATTTGAAAACCAAATATGAAAAAACACCCTCACTATTACAATGATTGCAAACAATCTATAATACCAATCAGTTTGTTATTTTCCAAAACAGGAATATATTTTAAATTTATATTGCAATCTTTTATAAATTTATTTACATCTGTTTCATAATAATATTGTGTGTTCATATCTTCTTTATGAATAATATGCAAACGTTCGTTATGAATTAATAATCTGCGAATATCTCCATCACTAATAATACCAATTAATTCATCTTTTTCGTTGACAAAGAATAAACATCCAATCGAATATTTTGTCATTTCCAAGCACACATCACGTAAATAAATATTTTCAGAATACACCAATTTTGGGAAATCATGAGTTAAATGGTCGCCTATTTTTTTGAGTGAACTACCAATACTTCCATGATAATGATTAATGGCGTAATCCTCTGAACGAATATTTGCGGACAACATGGAAACAACAATATTGAAAAAAAGCATAAAACTGATGCAACTATTGGTGGGAACATGACTATTAAAAATATGTAATTCATTTTGAAAAGGTAAACTAATATGTTTATTGCATATATCTTTTAATTTACAATCTGCATGATTGGTAATGGATATGCAAAAACATTTCTTTTGTTGAATGTGAGTAATTTTACTAATAATTTCTTCGGTGTTCCCACTTTTACTTAAAAATATAACAGCATCATTTTCGTCAATGGTACCTATATCACCATGTAAACTATTCAATATATTCAAATGAAATGCCTTAATACCAATAGATTTAAGTAAACATACAACATGTTGACATAATGTATCAGATTTACCAACACCGGTAAAATAAACATGGTCATATTTTGGAATAGCTTCAGTTAAATATAAGATATCATGGTAATGTAAAGACATATTTTTCAATTGAAAGGTGGTTTCATTTTCACTTTGACGAATAAGTTGTTGTATAATGGCTAGTTGGTTTGTATTTTTGTTTTTGATTGCGTTCATGTTTGATTCTATAATTTAAATGATAACATATTTATAAATCATTTACACTTTTGAAATATACCAATGTAATTAAGAATAAAAATAAATAAATTATTAATCAACAATGGAATATGATAAATAATTATCCAAACTAACTGAATACCCCTTATACTGCCTGTTGGGTAGATATTTGGATTATATATCGTTCTTGGGATATATTTAAATTCGATACTATTAAAACGTTGAATGTATAAATCTATATTCGTATCATGATAATTAATATAATCTAATAATACACATCTTAACAACTTTGCAAAGTTCCATTCCTGAATTATTGTTTTTAAATCTTCATTAAAAAATAACGAAGGTCGGTCTATAATTGTTCTCGAATGCAAGCCATCACAAATAAATAAATTTAGTGTTTTATATTCATCGCTTTGAACAATTATATTATGTGTAGCGACATCGTTGACAAATATTTCTTCATTAATTAAAATATTTGCTAGTTCAATTGTTTTTCTTATTAAATTGTCGGTGACACCATATTTTATAATAAATTGTCGTAATGTTAAACTCACTTTATGATGTTCGTTTATGTTTTTTATTAATTCATAAACCATACCTTTACCTAAATTGGTATCTACAAAACCATACATTTTTGTATAGTATTTAAAATTAGGATATCGATTTAAAGTTCTATATTCATCTTTTATCCTTTCCATCGTTTTTTTTTCTTTGGGAATTTTTATACATTTATTGCAATCGAATGGATGAAAATAAACAAACTTCTCGCTTCCTTCCGTGAAATAATCTTTATTATCTAAATTAATAATCTGCATAGTAATAATTACTAATATATAATTTAAATGATAACATATTTATAAATCATTTAAATGAATAATTAAAATGGAAATTGGAATTTCAACAATGATAATATATACCACATACTTACGTTGTCAGTCATCTAATTGTTTTTGTATGCAATTAAAAACGTCATTCACATAGATTAGGTATAAATTCAATACAATTCTATATTTATTTTCGGAACCCTTTTTTAAAACCTTTGGGCGTAATTTGTTGTTGGCTTTTTGTTCCCGTGCGTCAGGGTTTTATTCTTTTAGTATGACCATAATTGCGCTGATTTTTTGGAATATATTCATTGTTTTGGTTATGCTGTTTATTTTCATTTACGTTTACGTCGTCTACATCACAATCCAAAAAATCTTCTAACCTTGCGCGGCGCATGGTTGACACATTTTGAGAAGGTTGTGATACATCTACTGGTTGTTGTGGCATTAATATATATTTATACATCCACACATTTTTAATACGTTTACCATTCTACTTTATAAATCAAATGTTTGTAGGTGTATTTAATAAAAAAAAAGGTCTGAAATAGGTATTGGAACGAGGCATACAAAAAAGACAAAAATATATATTTTAATTTGCGTTGTTTGTAATGAAAAAATAGGCAAGCTTCACACAATATAATGCACGATTGTACATGTAGGACATAATTACTAGTTTTAGTTAATAATGTAAATAAGGAAAACAATGGAAAAAGAAAAAAGATGTTGATGATTATATCAAATACATTTTGTGGATAAAACATCATACGATTATATAAATCGCCATAATTCCAGCGAAATTTTTGCCGCATTAAATGGGACCAACGTTCAGGTAAATCATCATAAATAATAATAGATGGGTCTTGATAAATAGTGATTTGTTTTTGTTTTAATTTCAATGTAAGATTTAAATCTTCAGTGATGGTTTCCCATTTGTCAATGTATTTTTGTTCAATAAAATATCCATTATTTAAACATGGTTCATTAAAAACAAAAAGAAAGTTTCTGTATTCTTTTTCAAGATTAGAATAATAATGAAAAAGGTTAAATTTGTTATATATTTTGGATACATTATGCAAATTTAAAGCTTGAATCGAATAATGTTGAAACCGATTCTTTACCTTTTCAAAACAATTAATACTGATAGTAGAATCTCCGTTAATAACACCAATATGTGTGGTATTTTTATGAATATGTTTCAGACCTTGATTCAAAACATCACAAACCAAATGTTGTTTTTCCAATGTAATAATTTTATATTCGTATTTCTTTTGATAATTTTGTAGTATAGCTAATGAATTATCATTGCTATTGTCGTTAATAAAAACAATGTGTATATCTTCAAGATTGTTTGCATAAATCGACATTATTATTTTTTCCAAATTATGTTCTTCATTATAAACTGGAATTAATATGGTAAAAACATTCTTTTTATTATTTTTTTCGTCAAGTGGAAGTAAACGATGAATGAATGGTGTTTTTTTAAAAAAGCAAACATCAATAGTAAAAAAAACAAAAAATAAGGCAAACAACAATGCAAAATAAATGTTATAAAATGTATAAAATAATAGTAAATGACAAGCAAATAATATCATTAAAATAGATAAGATTAAAATTATAAATGAATAACGTTTAATAGAAAATAGAACAAACACAAATTTATGAATGAATTTTGATATAACATTCTTTGTTGTATGTTCGAAGAATATACTTTAAATTTGTCGCATCTTGAAATATAGGTTTAACCTGGGACGAATATCTAGATATAATTTTATATTTATCTTCTGGTATAGCATAATACGAATAAGTAGTAAATTTCGTTTTATCATCACCATTGCATTGAAAACATCCAGCAAGCGAATCCCATAATATATTAAAAATGCGAAATAAAAATGGTGTGGATGAATACATAGGACAAACATAATGGTTATACATATCACTGCAATGAATAGTGTCGCTTTGTTTCAAACCCAACTGGTTTAATCGTGTTTGTACGTTTAGGTTAAGAGTGCAATAAGGATAATCGTAATAAAAAAAGGTTTTGTTTGCATCAAAAATTTCCTTACATATATTGTGTGTTAAAATATGGTCGTAATGCTTACCAATTCCCAAAGGACAATAGATAGCAGAAATTTCATAAGTATTGTGTAAATTATGAAACGTATCATAAATTGGTTCTTCGATATTAGTTAATTTGTTACGAAATATTTGGTCGGGTAAATCCAAATAAAGTATTTTTATTCGAATATGCATATTCATTTCTTCTATTTTTTTGATGGCACTTAAATCTTCTTTTTTACGCGTTTTCATATCAGCGTACAAAGCATAATGTCCTTGATAATCATTATCCACTTCGCGGGTAAATAACGTAGCAATAATAACATCACCATAATGATTACAAAGAAACGAACTCATTGAATATAAAGCATCGTCTAAATGTGGTGATAAAATCAAACTATACATGTAAATAGTAATAATTTAATCATTAAGTATTTCACATATACATATTAAAATATGTTCTCTATTTAAAAAACGAAATATTCGATTATGAAAAGGAGTTCCATCCAAGTAAGGAACTAAATTGACATTGCACATATCATCGTCCAAACCAGTGCCTAGAAATTTTCCATAAGCTTCTTTTGCTGTCCAAATTTTGGAGAAATTGTCTTTATTTGTACAGAATTCTCTTTCTTGTGAAGAGAAAAACATGCAATCAAACGAGGAAACGCGCAAATGATTGATGTTCAATATATCGATTCCAACACATTGGTTGTTATTGTAATACAATGCAATATCATCTTTATGATGTGAAATATTGAATTCGTACACATCGCCATTATTGTTATCGTGTAAATAAGGTTTGCCATATTCATGGTACAAAATAGAATAATTATCCAAGGACAAACGATTCGCCAAATAACTTTTCAAACAATAGCTAAGTTTCATCATTTTTTTAGGTTTATCAATTAATAACGAGTTATATTTATTTTGCAAATCTT